TCACGTTTAGTGACAGTATTTTCTACATCTAATGTAAGTTTCATATCTTACTCCTCTATGCTGTGAACCTTGCGATTCTATAATCAAGGTTACAATTAATCATACCATGCCATCCTGTTACTTTATTCTTAACAACATTAATATGCCTTAAAGTTGACTGTTCGTCAACCCCTTCTACTTGAGCAGGTTGTCCTATTAATAACATTAAGTCAGCTTCTGCTGCCTTACCTGTACGTGAGCCTTCCATCATGGCTTGGTTAAGAACCTGTCTACCTTCAGCTTCAGCAGACAACTGTGACATATAGAATATAGCACATCCATATGTCTTAGCTATCTGTCTAGCATATATAGCATTAGCTTTAAGCATCTCATCAGGTCTAGCATAGCTACCCTGCCTAGCAAACTTATCTCCCATATCAAGTACAACTATGTCAGGTCTCTCTGACTTACACATAGTCTCAACCCAAGTCATGTCTTCGCCACTAACATCTTTAATCTTTACATCTTTAGTGACATCTTGATAGATACGTTTAGCTTCATGTATATTAGCCTGTATCTTTTCTTTAGGGAAGCCTGTTGATGCTTGTATGTATCTGAAAGCAACTCTGTCATACGACTCTTCGTTACATAACACTACACACTTAGCACCCTGCCTAGCCATACCATTAGGTCCTACCAACATGGATGCGTGGAAAGAAGTCTTACCTGTATTAGGTCTTGCTCCTACTTCAATAAGGTATCCTGCATTAACACCTTCTATCTTACGTGCCATCTCAGGTATGTTGAATGTCCACTTCATCTGTACAGATTGTTTAGCCATGATGGTATCAAAAGATATATCATCCCATTCAATCTTTACTTCAGGCAAGAAGTTATCATTATACTTCTCTAGTAAATCACGTAATGGCTTAAGACTTTTCTCTGCACCATTGACGTAATCAAATCCTAGATTAGCTATGTCTTCACCTATGACCTGTTGGAATAGCTTAGACAACACATCCTGTGCCACGTCAGTACCCATAGGTTGCTCACGTTTTACTGTGTTGAACAGAGAACTATAGCCTTGCTTCTGTGCAGTAGTCATAGATGGATTGTTCGCCATGAACAATGCTTCCACCTCATCAGGTGTTACATCTCGTTTATATTTATTCATAGCATAATCAATCGTATGCTTTAACTTCCTAGCATCTTTACTAAATAGTCGGTCAGGACATTTAGAACCACGATGGTCGGTATAAAACTCTTGATTCATCAAGCTACGTAGTAGGGATAGTTCCATATTGGTTCTCCTTTGGGGTTAAGTTAATTAAGTTTTCTATATCGTTCCTCTTCTTATATTTCAAATCGTCTTCTAGTCTTAGCACCTTGACATCATTTACATAGGCTCTTAGTTCCTTTGCAAATGCCATAGTCTTGGGTAGAGCATCAGGGTCAAGTGCTATTATTGCTGTTGAGAATCGTGAGAGATACTTCTTATGAGATTCTGACAATGACGTACCCAATACTGCTACCCCAACATATACTTCACCATCTAAAACGGAAGCACTTACACAATCCTCAACAACTACTGCGACCTTACCATGTCCTGCGACAAAAGGCAAGTCACTTTTTCCATATCGTTTCCACTTAGGTATTCTTTTTCCTAGTGACCTACCATTGGCATCAACAACCCTGCCTTCATGTATCACAGGAAACACAACTCTATGTTCCTTGACATCATACATGAGCCTATCACTAGGTATATCATAGTAGTTTTCCCTGTCGTAAGGCACTATGTACTCAGGCATTACGAAAGGTTCACTATTCTTTTCAGTCACTTGGGTATGCAACTTGATGTCATTAGCTGACAAAGGCATACGTTTAGAGCCTGATAGCTGACAGGAAGACTTATAACAATTCCATAGCATCTGACCCATGTTATTGGTCACAGTAAATGTCTTGTAACCATTACAAATAGGACAGTTAAGACGTTTACTCTCTCCTATTCCTATATTTAAGTCACTAATGTATGTATTTATATTCATATATCACTCTCCTTGTCGGCATTTAAATGCTTTTACCATAATTATTTCGTATTGTCAATGCACTTTCTGCACTAGCATACGTATTTTTCATGTAAGGTTTCACAGATTGAGGGTTAGCATGTCCTGTAACAGACATAATCTGACCCATAGACACCCCTGCTTCCACCATTTCTGTAGTTCCTGTCCTTCTCAGGTCAGAAATACGTAAGTCATCAGGTAATCCTGCCTGTTCTATGACTAATCGTGCTACTTTTGATAGCCTTTGCATGGTATATGGCGAGTATTTACCCTTCATTGCAGTAGGATAGGGTGCAACATAGGGTTGAAAATCATATTCATCCTTCTGTTGCTTAAGCATTTCCAATAAGTCAAGAGAAATAGGTAGGTGTACTACACTTCTTCTCTTAGACTGTTGCAAATTTAACACACATTTATCAAAATCTATGTTAGAAAACTGTAACATTCTCATATCGCCTACCCTTTGACACCATTCGTATGCCATTTGTACTATCAATCCTAAGTTTCTGTACTTAAAATCAGCATAGGCTACGTCTAGGAACTGTGTCACTTGGTCTTTTGTCCACACAGTATTACGTGCATGAGGTGTCTTCCTCTTGTAGGTAGCAAACGGATTGCTCTCAGCATAACCCATCTCCATTCCAAAGGAATACACCTTACGTGCTACAGATGTGATAGCATTAGCCTGATAGATTCCACGACCAAGCCACTGTTCATAGGCTCGTCTTGCTATTGCACCTGTCATTTTAGTTAGCCTTATTTCTGACAAACTTTTGCCATCAATTTCAGTAGCCAATAAAACTCCTGCACAATATTGATAATCATGTTTAGTTTTATCGGCTAACACGTTGAAATCATTAGACAAATAGTACTTGTGTACTAGGTCATTCAAATTTAATTGTGTCATTATTTACTCCTGTAATAATTACATCTTTGGTTGTATTTAAAGTGTGTCCAATACCATGACCTATATCTACTTGTTTGATATGTCCTTCTAGATAAATTACCTCTCCAATTACCCCCTGTATTGCCCAACTTTTCATGTGCTTTATGTGTTCATCAATAGCTATGTCTAAAGTTTCTCCCTGTATATATTCTACTCTACTAGTAGGTTCATCTATAGGGGAATCATATCTATCATTTGCAGTATATACTACTGTATACTTCATCACACCTCCAATGCTATGTAAATACATAGTCCTATAATGAATAGCTTACCATAGTCAAGGTCATACTTTGTACCCTCGCCATATTTTTTATTGAAATCTTTCTCAAAGAAATCTTGTACTCTATGCCACATATTATATGTCCTTTGCTACTTCATTTAGTTGTTCGCACAACATCTTTATTATATTTGAATGGTACGTTGTGCAACCATCCTTACCTGTCAGCATCATAAATGCATTAGATATCTGTTCTAGTTTAACTCTTTCGTCTGACTTTTGTACCTTAGTACCTTCAGTTAAATTTATTGTAGCCATTGTTAGTCTCCTCTCTTTGTGTCAATATAAACTCTCATGTGTGTAGAATCTTCCATGTTAGCACCATGATATGCTCTACCCTTTCCATACAATTCCTTCTTGAGGTGTTGTCCTCTTACTCGTATGTTGTAAGACTCCTTGTTAAGATACTTCTTACAGTTCTTGATAAACTCCCTACCTTCCTCATTTTTTGGTACTTCTGTAAAGGTGTAGTAGTATCCTTGTAAAGATGAATCATATAATTTATCACGTAAACTTTCCATGATATTATCTTTAGTGTTACATCTTTCTTGTAAGTTTTCTACCTGTGTAGTTAACTCTAGTATTTTATTCTCTTGGTCTTCAATGGTCTTAACCAAGTCTTTAGTTCTACCCATATGCTTTGACCTGTCAAGAACTTCTTCTTGTTCAGTCAGCTTCACGAAGGCTCTGACCATGTGCTGAAAGTCCATGTGTGATATGGGTACGTATGTACCCTGTGCTTCCGAATAGTAATCCTTGTGACCTAAGTCGTACATATCATCTGCTAATTTACCTGTGCTAGTTGTTGCTCCTAGCATTTGTACTACTCTGTGTATCTTCATTGTATCTTCTCCTTCCTTATGTAAATCGTTTAATCATTTCACTTATAAATGCAATAGCACCACAAGCATACACTAACACAATAACGTACTTTAGTACATGATTTATTTGGTCATCTGCCATACTAACCCAATGGGGTGTCTTGTCATTCTTGTATGCCTTGATACCCATGTAGTCATAGTTCCATGCATCTCGCCTTGTATCTTTTTTCTTAATCATATAACTGCTCCCAATGAAAATCACATTCATCATTTTGAATCATGTCAATTAGTTTCTTCTTAGCTTCTTGTTTAGCTTTAGCATCAAAGACTACATACCCTTTTATATGTACCCCTGTTTCTACCCATACGTCTAAACCTACAGGTTGAGATTCT